CAGTACTTCCAAGACACACAAACAAAGGGTTGGTACCTGTGTTTTGGATACTCCAAGAGCGCCTGCCGGTATTTACTGCTAAAGCTGTTCCGGCAGAGTTTACAATACTAGGAGTATTGATAACCGCTGATTGGTCAATCGCTGCAAAGTTTGACATAAATTATTGTCTTAGATTATTTAAATTATTAACCTCCAATAAAAGAGATTTTTTCTTACTTTCCAAATATGTTATTTCTTGCTGGAGCTTTTCCTTGCGATCAGACAGTCGCTTGTCCTCCGCTTTCTGCTTCTCCACTTGCTCCAGGAGTTCCCTCTGTGTTGAGAGTTTCATCAGCTTTTTTATTAGCAATTACTGGGCATCCCTTTTTATGAAATACGCCTTTACTGTCACAAAATTCGCAGAACTTTGTGCCGGCCATGACTGGTTTCATTTCCGATTCTACCTCTCCCAGGTCGTCCACTATAAAAGCCCTGTAAAAAAACTCTTTAAACTTTGGGGGAAATTTGTCCGGTCTTTCCATTTCTGGAGACATCTGAGTAACCCAACTCTCTCTTGCGGATTTTTCAGATTCAGTTTCCCTGTCTTTTATTCCTTTGCGTGAAAGCTTATACAGCTCCCTGTTTGCCAAATGTTTGGCGAAACTTAATGCTTTATCTTCTTCCATGATCATCTCACTCTTTGGAGGAAAATGATATGGTCTTCCTTGATACTGACAATTCTCATCACTGCCACCTACTGAGGGATGCGCGAACACTTCATTAGTGAAGTTTACGAATTTTACGGCCATTATATTATTGTTAATCGGCGCGTGGTTTCCGATTATTTAGCACGCAGTGGGCCGGAACGAGCGCCGGCCCTTCGCTTAGAAACATGATTACCCAATAGTAAGGAATATCAATGAGTATTCACCTGTGATACTTGTTCCCATGTTCCATCCAAGGATTTCAGTACCAGCAATCACTGGAGCCAATGATCCTGATGTTCCACCAGTCAATGATCCAACTGCTTTTCCGGCTACACCTGTTCCAGTAAACAGACATGAAGTAGGTCCATAAACCTGTACCCATCCATAATTTCCAGCAGTGATAACAGAGACTGCTACACCTACGATATTACCGGTTGTGGATCCTGGTTCAATAACTATTCCAGCATACGGGCTTGGAAGGAAGATAACCTTAGAAGAGGTCGTCAGAGCGACACGGATGTTGTCTTCCAAGGTGATAACCATACCAGCGGCAGCGGTTACACCTGTATTTGATTTAATCTTGTACAGTTGTCCCTGTCCTGGGGTCACGTTAACTGAAAGGTATCCTCCAGCCAATACGTTGGCAGCCAAGGTAATGCTGTCAGTTAAGGTTACGGTGTTCGTGCCGACAGCTGCTGCTGTGACTGAATGACCTCCCGAAAGAGTTTCATTCGTGGTGTCTTCTGCTGGAGACTGGTAAACCTTTCCAGCAACTGTATTAGCTGCTCCTACTTTCACATAACGGAAAGCTCTTCCGTCCGTGGTTTCTGCACGTTGACCAAGCTGATGATATTGTATCGTAGAATCCGTGTACAGATCCTGCCCTACAAGCATCACTGGTCCCGACAATGTTGATGACATAATTTGCTTTGATTAATTAATTACTTATGCGCTAACCGCTTTTATCACTGCGAAATTTATAATAATCGCACCTGTTTCGGCTGTCGTGGTCGACAGGTTATTAACCGAGATAATAAACGAGCCTGCCGCTACTGTAGTAACTGAAACCGTCGTAACTCCCGCGACACCTGAAACGGCGTTGGATGAACCAGATTGTTGGCAAATAACGACAACATCTCCGATTGCTACCTGGGAATTAGTAACAGTAAATTCAGCACTAGCCAACGCTGCCAGAGAGGTAGTGTTGGTTGTAATCGTACCGCACAAAGTGTTTATGGTTACGCCAGTGGCTCTGTTAGTCGCCTGAGTTACTGCTCCGCCAACTCCTGCGTTTCCGCCATATCCTATTGGGGAAGACTGTACGGCTGCCTGCATCAGATCTGGCTCATAATTTCTTCTGTCTAAAGACATAATGTTTTTTGATTAAGAAATTATATTCCTGTTACACCAGTCAAGCGTCCAAGTCTCTTAGGATTTTTCGCTACAAACTGTCCTCCGAAGTAGATGTGACCAACTACACCGAAAGCATTATCCGGCACAATCCAATCGCTCCATGAAAATCCGAGACCTACTGGGGCGTCGTAATCGTTACCCTTGATCTGAGATTTGTAAGCAACAGGTTTTGTGTTTGCGGCAGGAAGGGCATAGAAATCAATCGCATCTTCATTGATGAAGTACATGAAGCCGGTAGGGCATTTCTCATCGACAACAACAGTGACTCCATTGTAGTCATATCCTTTCAAACCGACACCAGTACCCATCTTCATTCCCTTCATGGTTCCTGTATCCTTCATGATTCTTTCCTGTGGACGCAGCAACTGAGCGTATAACATCGCGACAGCCTTGGTTGTTGCCAAGATTGTTGGAGCTTGCGCGCCAGAAGTCAGGGCAGCGTACATGGTGTCCATACCGGCGATAGTCAGCGTAGGCAGAGAAGTAACAGTAGACTTCAGAGTCGTGTACGTTGTTCGTGAAAGGCCTCCAATCGTTGCGCCTGTTCCGGTTCCATCATCCACAAGAGCAGCGAGTCCTAGAGGATCAAGACTGTTGTTACCAGTTCCATCAGCATAGATTATATCGCCAAGGTTATCGGCCATATCTTCTGTATCTGATTGGATCGTCAGTTTCATCAGGTCCAAAATCTTCTCTTCAGTATCTGCTACTGAAAGCTCATCTCCTGGAAGAGCAACAGTAATCTGATAAAAAGACGGAGTATATTCCATATACTGTCTGTTGTCAGTCGTTGCTACTGAGAAGGTTTGCAGACCGCGAAAAGAAGTTCCTGTAGTATTTTTTGAAACCTTGACTGGAACGCGAGTAGTTCTTCCACTCCATTTCTTAGCGGCGCGCACAATACGTTGAAACATTACATTGCTATTCAAAACGGTATCCGTAACGAACGGCAAGTATTTTATATTGACAGTCGTTTGAATGCGCTGCCCGTATATATCAGCCATAATTATTATTTACTTAATTAAATTAACTACCAAGGTCTGGCTCCTCCTTGGAAATCCTCAGACGTTGCAAAATCTCTCTTAGGAGATTCTGGTTTTCGGTCCGAGCCGGTAAGATCAGCGGCTTCTTTTCTAGCTGGATTAGGTTTGGTTGCAACATTCAACATCTTCATTAAACCTCTTTTCAGATCAAAAACTCCTTGGCTATCGACTACTTTGTTTTCCACAACATAGTCTTTCAGCTTCGATTCATCAAAGTTAAAGTCCTCTTTTAAAAGGTCCATTTCACTTTGAAAGTAGTTCGTGAGTCCGGCAACCTCCTCTTGTTTGGCGCGTTCAGCTTCTACCTTTTGGTCTTCCAACCTCTTGATAACAGCTTCTTCGGCCCTGGCCATGAGACGTTTTTCTCGCTCTTGCCATGCGTGCCAATCTTCTTCGCTACCCATAAATCCGCTAGGGATTTCTTCAGGTTTCTCAGGTTCCTTGTTCCTCTCTTCTAACTCAGCTAACTTCGCTTTGGTTTGTTCGTAGTCCTCCTTCATGGCTTTTGCCTCTTTGGAAGCCTCGTACATTTCAATCCAACGCGGGTCTTTGTGATAAGGCACTTTTTCTTCTTCCACTATTTTTTCTTTGGGTTGTGACCCCTCATCCTTTTCACTGGTTTCTTCTTCCGTTGGCGCAGCGGGGGGAGTTTCCTTCTCCTCTTCCAATTCAGGATTCGCCGGAACGTAATCGTCCATGTCCATAACATTTTTTGTTAATCGGGGCCTGGGTTCCGATAAATTAGCAGGCTATTGAAAATCTATTGCACACTCTTCATGGCCTTCACTTGAGCAATTTGTGAGGCTTCTTTCTTCTTTTTTTTATCCTTTTTAGGATCCTTTCCTTTTTTATCACTGGTCGGTTTATACGGCATATTATTGGTTATTATTATTTGGAACCTTCATGGTTTTTCCTTTAGGGATACCTGTCTCCTTTTGACCCTGTTTAGTCACATGATCTATAACCCCCTTTGCGGCAATGTTTTCGAGTTCGTTTTGGTGGGCTTGGTCCATGCTATGGGCATTCTTCATTTCATTGGCCTTCTGTGTCATACTGGCCTCTTCCAAAATCTTTTGTACCACCGGATCTCCTTCGAAGAAAGACTGTGGTGAGTGGTCCCATATCCATTTCTTGCGCGCTGCTTCCTTTGGATTAGAAAAATCTAAGCGATCAAACAGTGTTATAGGGTCAATGGCTCCGTACTGCGTGAGCATCTCAGCTTGCTGCGCGAGGCTGACCGGATCTTTAGGTATCAGCGAACCTTCTTTGACGCCGACGGTAAGTTTTTTCTGGAGAGCAGAATTTTTAAGGGATACCCATTCAGTAGCGCGTTCAGCGCCTATGATTGAGCCAGAGTGTTCCTCGTCATAATAGACGTACATCATCTGGACTTCCCAGTTATATATCTTGTCGTAGAACTGTTCTATATATTCAATGATGCCGGAGTAGCGGCTAATATCTTGCTGCTGCATCATCTGCTTACCAGCAGAAAGGCGATCTTTGCGCGTAGCGGCGGCAGTGGATCCTCCGATGCCAAAAATATCGTGAAGCCTCTGCCGCGCATCATTCCTGTCTTCAAATACTTCATTAGGAAGGGGAGTTCCCATCATGCGCTGCACCGCGTTTGCCGGAGAACCGGAGGGGATATATACCCCTTTTCCTTTTCTGAAAGCTCCAATAGCTTGCGCGGCTTGCTCCTTTGTAAGACCAGATCCTTCTCCAGAGATAACCCATCCACCATTCACTCCGTCAGTATTCTTATCTATCTGCCTATTTCTTTTATTTATAAGATCCTGATTGGAAAGGTTTTGCAGTATCAATGATGTTTCATCAATAGGATGCTTACCAAGATTGAAAATAGAAAGGCAGATGTATGGCATCTCAGGATGTTGGAAATGGTTGCGTCCCTTCTGCGCTGGAGTACCCAAAGATATAATCTTTCCTTGTTCATCCACCATTGGATCAGTGGCTTCGATATCATAATTCCAATGAGGGTTTTTCATTTTACCCAGAATTGTTTGATCCAGTTTCCAAAAAACAATCTTATTGGTCCACCACTCCGTGTATTGGATAATGGTGCCCATTTTCTCATGCACTAATTCTTCAATTTCTTTCTTATGATTAGGAAACTTCGCTATCAAATCAGCGGCACTATCTTTTTTATATTCTCCCATGAACTCTCCAGTGTAGCTCATGTCCTCATCAATGGTTCCATCTGGATCCATGATCAGTTTCTGGGGACGGATAATGTGCAGGGAAATATCGTCATCCATTTGGGACCAAGAAATTTTAGCAACTCCAACAAGATACAGCGCCCAAAATCTTACGGCTTTTTTTACTTTCAATCTCAATCTCATCCTATCAGCCTGATAGGCAAGCATCTTCTGAACAGCTTTAGCGATAAGATCTCCCTCATCAGTAGAGTCCGCGGATACAACAGGATTAGGATTAGCCCTGGTAACAGCTGGCAAAAATGTTTCCACTGCTTCAAAAATAACATTGTCTTGGATGGGACGTTTTCCTTCCTCATACATAACTTTGTTATAGTGTTGCCCGGCCCAATATTTTTCTCCTTCTTCTTGCTTTTCTTTAATTGTGCTAAAGAACTTCTGCCATCTTTTTTCCCATTCCTTGGACAGCTTAACCAACTCTTCCTCATCCATATCCAAAGACAACTCCGGCACCCTATCCAGGATGCCCTCTGTGCGCTCTTTGAGAGCATCATCTTTGAATTTATTTACATTATCTCCAAGACCGAAAAAACCGTCAAAAATTCCCATGTGGTTTTCTTTTATATCCCTACAGGGCCTTGCCCTGTTTCCGCCTTTTAATGAGACTGCGTAAAGCTCTGTGGGAATACAAAAAAACGCCAAGTATCTCTACGTTTGGCGCTTTACAGGTTATCTGTTCAAGCTGAATGATTTTATGTTAGGACAAAAGATAGTAGTCCCAACCTCTGCTCCTCCATTATACCACCTTTTTAAAACAAAGTCAAGGGCTACAAAAACCTTTCCAGTTTTTCATACCGAACTATCTTTCCCTTTTGCCACACTATTCTCTGTTCACACCACTCAGATCTATCTTCAATCTCTGTCTCATGCTGGCGCGCCAGTCTCTTAAGCATCTCAGATTTAGGGATTGGTTTATATTCTGGAAATTCTACAACAATATCCATACCTATGTGCGCCATTCATCCTCATCATCCTCCGGCGGAGTATATGGTGTGGGGAGAGTTGCTTGGTTATACGGATTAATATGTAAACTTGGAAGCTTCTTACTATCGCCCATATCCAATACGCTTCCACCTCCCGCAAACTTCATGAGCCCAGTCCTGAAATAAACAGTGGCATGTACCCAGTCGTCGCGGTTGCTTCGCTCCCAGCGCCACTCTGCCATTCCCAAATGGTTAATCTTCTGCGTCCTATAAATATGGGACCAATGCAGCCAGTATTCCCACCAATCAGCCTCCTTACCATTGAGCACTATCATCCCATCCTTAAACTCTCCGATAAGAAGATTGATTAAGGCGTTGCGATCAATAATGACCTTCCCATGCTCTTCCGCCTGGCCCCAAGAAACAAGCTCCCTGGTCTTCCTGTCTTTTCTATAAAAGGCTAGGAATACTTTCCCTGGATACTTCTGCTGTAACTTGCGCGGACCGACTATATCTCCTCCTTGATCTATCACCATGATGGCGCGCGGATACCTTTTCAAAAAATACTCCATGGTATCCTCTAGGGGGATACCCATCTCAGGATCTGGTTGCCAATACTTTTTCTGGCCATAAAAGAAAATACCCTCTTTATTCCCCACTACAAACCTCAGATCAATCCCGGAGTCTACCCCGATTATGATGGTACCGGTTTGCTCATTCACCCTATCTGTCACATTCTTTAAAATGTCTCGCTCACTTACGGAATTGCCACTACCGATATATGGCTTACCTAAAACCTTATTGTAAAAAAATTCCTCTGTGGTTTTCTCATCATTATACTTATCTATCAACTCCCCGGCCGTAACCCAAGGGCAAATCAAAAGCGGAACGTGATATCCAGAATACTTTTTCCCGGCAAATCTAGCCTTCCAACGACCATTCATCCTAGTTTTGTCATCTATATTCCCATGGCAGCTAGGACACACAAATTCCCTTTTGTCCATATCCACACATGAGGGCCAGTCCATAGTAAATTCATTCTTGCAGTGCGGGCAAATAATGAACCAGTGCTTCATATCGGACTGCTTCCAGAAAGTATCCACTCCCATATCCGGCGCGGAAGGGTGGGAAAATACATGCACCTCGCGTCTGCGGCTATGCTGAAGCCTAGATTGGTAATCATTGATAACATCCTGCTTGGAAGAGTCAATCTCATCATGCACCAAACGATCCGCCGTAACCATGATTGCGGCTTTCTCTGTCCAGGTTCCGCGGAAGTATATCATGGAGTTTCCAATCTGTTTTTGCTCAATAGTGTCCTTGTCATTGGTCCACTGCTGGAGGATAGGGTTTTGGGAGATGATGCGATTGACCTTCCCGGAAACAAAGACTTGCACGTCTTTATCGGTAGGCAAGGTATAGATCTGGTCAATCTTTTGCTGGTAAGCGTTGTAAAAGTTCTTTACAATCTGCATTGTGGACGCGCCGATCTGTGCGGCCTTCATCACAACTATAAATGGAGAGTCATCCCGATATATGTCATACAGAAATCGGTGGGTCTTGAACTCAATCAAATCGCCCTTCTCATTCTTAATCTGATGTTCCTGCATCCAGGCTATAATTGATATGTCAGAGAGTTTCAATATGAGGTTTTTCTTGATTATTTTTCATCTAATTTTAGCTCTACTCCCAGATAATCATCTACATGGACGAAAACAACCTTTTCACCATTTTTTTCTATTTTGTCAAGGCTCCAGTCTTTGAAATAGGCGATATCACCGACATTCATAAAGCGCGAGGCATCAGCGCCGACAGCCAGGATCTCTCCGTATTCCAGATTAGTGTCCGAGCCGGTCAGCAGAAGCCCGGACTCACTGGCTTCTTTTTTTTGGATCTTTACAATGATCCGTTTTGGGTGGGGAATAATATTCATAGTTTTGTTAGTCATCATTTAAAGTTTCAAATAATTCCTGCTCAAACTTCTCCTTGAGCTCCTTGGCACGCGGATCAGACACATCCATCTTCACATCCACCGTCAGGTTCTTACTCTCCACATGATGCACCGGCTTGTAGCCGGCTCTGTCAAGAATGTCCCTATTGGCATCTAGTCGTACCTTCTCTGACTCAGCTTCAATGGATAAATCCTCAATCCTTTTGGCAGCTCCTTGCGCGGCGTCCCTTAGCATCTGCTGTACATCAGCGCGCTTCATCATACGGACAGCTTTGTTTTCAGCAGATCCAGGAGTCATGGAGGGCCAAGTCTCCCTTGCCGCAGCAGTCTGTCCTCGCTTATCAGCCACCATGTGTCCAACAAATTCAATGAGCTCACTTTGTATAGGATTGCCCCCACTAGTTCGCGGACGACCTCTTTTCATGTTTGTAATATACTCCAGCCTTGGCAGTCAGAATCATGTTGCCAGTGGCTACAGCATTTGTTAAGGCACATTTAATAACCTTAGCAGGATCAATAACCCCACTACTATCAGAAATAACACCATCAGCGTTCTCAATCAGCTGCTTCTGGGGAGCATGAAGAACGGCTTGCATAAGCGGATTTTCAATATCCATGGCAATAAGAGAGAGACAAGTACCGCCCCCAGACACCACTCCATCCTCCATGGCAGCTTTCACTGAATTGATAGCATCCTCCAGCTTGAGCTTCCTCTCCTTAGTACTCTGCTGGTTATGCCCTCCAATCCTAATCACTGATATACCACCCTGAAGTCTGGCAATTTGTTTGGCCAAATTCTCCGAAGGATCAATCTTATACTTCTCCTTATATTCCTCAATCTGGGCGTCAATGTGGCTCTGCTTGGCCCCGCCTTCTAAAATAGTGGTCTCATAAGGATCAGACAATACCTTCCCCGCGAACCCCAAGTTCTCCAGTTTATAATCCGTTCCATACTCATCAGTCACGATGGTCGCTCCAGTAATAGTGGCGATATCATCCATATCCCCGGTCTTAACCAAGAGAGTCTGAAACACTCCTTGCAGCTTATTTAAAATCAGCCAGCCAGCCACTTCCCTCTCAATAGAAGAACAAAAAATAACCAGCTTCTTTTTGCCGGCTTTAATAAGTTCCTCAATAATAGGCTGCAGGTCTGAATTGGCTACAATGTCGCGTCTAGTAATCAGCACCGGCACATCGGTCATCTCAGCCTTCATGTGGTCATCGGTGGTAGAAAACTGCTGGTGGAATAATCCATCCGCAATCCGAAACCCATTAACTTCCTCAGTTTCAATCCCAAATTTATCCAGCTCCTCAACCTCAATAACACCTTCTTCCTTTACTACAGTCTTAATAGCTTTGGCAATTTCAGGATCCAAGGAAGAGTTAAGGGCAATTTGGATAATGTCCTCATCCTTACATTCCCTTTTTAAGCCATCAATCTTCTCAATAACAGTAGCTAGAGTAGACTCAGCCTCAGCGCGTAGCTCTCGCGGATCCCCCTGGGCTCGGTCATGCTCATTGAGATAGGCTTGCAGTAGCACTAAAGTGGTGGTGGTCCCGTCTCCGGCATCCTTGTTAGTCTTCTCCGCGCACTGGATAGCGAGCTTAGCCCCGGCATCCTTCTGCTCGTCATCCTCAAAGGCAATCTGTCTGGCGATACTCACTCCATCATTTATGATAGACACATCCCCAGGATTAGATACAATAACATTTTTCCCTTTAGGACCAAGCGTAACCTTCACAACATCAGCCACGCCGTCCACACCTTCCTTGACTTTTTGATAAGTCTGGGTTGTAGTAAACGTCTTCATTGGTATAGAAATTTATTTATTAGCTACGCGATACTTCTCCGCAAACTCCTCAAACATCTCAAAAAAATCAGTGATACCCTGGGATTCAAAGACTCCCACAGAAGATCCTAAAATGAACAGCTCGAACTTTTCCTGCCTGGATTTTTTATCCCAAAGACTTTTCAGCTTAAATACGCCCTTTTTAGAGGTTGTGCTTTGATAAGTCTTCTCTTGCTCTTCCATAAAATTGTTGAAGTTTAAAAATCCTATGCTGTTATCCTAGCACGTTACTGGCCAAAAGTCAATAGGGGGGCGAAGAGGGGGGTATGTTTTGGGGGATCTAGTTTAAGTTGGACCATTTACAATACAATACACTACAGTACCCTATCAGTATTGCATAGGGGGGCGGTACCCCCACCCCCTCACCCCCACCAAGTAGGTAGCCCACCCTTAGCACACAGCACCATAACAATGAAGCATCACTATCATGTGCGCTTGACAACGTGCGTGATGTGTGGTATAGTGTGTGTCGCACATTATAAATTGTGCGACATTGAATAGTATAATTAATGGCTTAGATAAAGCAACGCACACGCTTTGGGTTGCGTGTGCTATATGGCATACTATATGTAGTGGTTTAATCCTCACTATTGCGTTTGACATATTCAGTATTTGTGCTGTAATATCTCGCGTAAAGTTTGGAGCCTCGCTGCAAAAAGTTCCGCAGATGTTCCATGTAATATCTCCGATGATCAATCCTCCCGCGCTTCCCTTTTTTGCTCACCAGCTTTTTCTTGCATATCTGACAATATTCCGTCTTATATTCCGCAGTATCTTCCAGTTGTATGTATCTGTGTAGATGTTCCATATTTTCCTATTAAAAAATAGCGACACAATTACTGCAATTCGTCAAGTGTCGTTGGTCGACCTGCCTCCTTGTTTCTTTGGATGACCGCTTGCCTAGCTTCTTCCAATTCGTCCGGCACATCAAGAATATCGCCGGCGCCAAACTCATTTTTTGCCGGCTTGATATATTCGGCCACTTTTTGGATTTGCTTTTCAATCTCCGGAATAACTGGCGAAGGCTTAAAATAAATTTCTAAAGCAACCACTAAAACCGCAAGCGATAAACCACTGATAAAACCTAGCGCAAATGAAATAAACATGGTCGTAAGGTGTATTATTAATTAGGACTTGACAAACATTTTCAAAGGTGTATAATTAAGAGGTAATCAATAAAAACATCAATATGCAAAAAGTTCTGGACTTGGTAGCGTGGGTTATAATCGCAGGCACTTGGATTTTCATCCTTTCGCAGGCACTATATCACATGTAAGCCAAAAAGTCAATAAACACTAAAAATAGAAAGGAGGTGGAGTTATGACAATAATTAAAACAGCGCAGACATCAAAAGGACGCTACAAAATCCAACTTGAAAGAGAGAAGCCAGCAAAAAGAGCTTACTATTCAATCAGGGTTTACAGGGGCGCCAATACAATTTCAGGCTTTGTCGGGATACCGACTAAGGCGCAAGCAGAAAAGTTTTTTA